AAGCGCTACCCCCCCTGTCTTTTCTTCCTGTTTATCCCCAAAAACGTCTGTAATGACCCAGCAAGGCCCTTGCGCTGGCCAACCTGAGCAGGATGTTAATTAATGGCAACCAAAGCTAGCCAGCCCTTACGAGGGGCGGTAACACCACGCTTAGAAAACAAGCCGCTAAAAGGCCCGAGCCGAGGCGATGAAGTTGCACAGCTTGCAGAGGATATTGGCCTGCCGCTTTTACCCTGGCAGCGCTACGTAATGCAGGATATGTTGACGATAGACAAAAATAAAATGTTTATCCGTAAGACCAACCTGTTGCTAACGTCGAGACAACAAGGCAAAAGTCACCTGGCGCGTATGCGTATTTTAGCGGGCTTATTCTTGTTTAACGAGCGTAACCACGTGGTCATCTCCTCGGCGCGATCTATGGCCCTGACTACTTTTAGAGAAGTGGCACAAGCTATAGAGGATAGCCCGATGCTAAGAAAAGAGTTAAAGAGCATCCGCTATGCCAATGGTAATGAGGCTATAGTCCTAAAGTCAGGGGCACGTATGGACGTACGCGCTGCGACTAGAGACTCAGCCCGCGGCGCTACTGCAGATTTTTTATTTATAGATGAATTACGAGAAGTTGACCAGGTAGCTTTTGCAGCTGCTATGCCAGTAACACGCGCACGGCCTAACGCGCAAACCTTGTTAGCTAGTAACGCAGGCGATGCCTTTAGCGTAACGTTAAACGAGCTACGCGAGCGATGCCTGGCACACCCGCCTGAAACTTTAGGCTATTACGAGTACAGCGCCCCACAGTTTGCAGCGCTAGATGATCGTAAAGCCTGGGCGCAAGCCAACCCAGCTTTAGGAATACTGGTAACTGAGGCATCAATTCAGGAAGCCCTAACAACACAAACCACCGAGCAATTTAGGACAGAGACGTTATGTCAATGGATCGATAGTCTACAATCACCGTGGCCACACGGTAGTGTCGAGGATGCCAGCGACATTAACCTAAAAATGGCACCTGGGCCTTTAACTGTTTTTGCCTTTGACGTAAGCCCTAGCCGCCGCGATGCAAGCCTTGTTATGGGCCAGTTATTGCCTGACGGGCGCATAGGTGTAGCTGTATTAGATACCTACAGCTCACAGGTAGCCGTAGATGAGTTAGCTATAGCTGCAAGTATTAAAAAATGGGCCGATATGTATTACCCACGTATGGTTTGTTATGACAAGTACACCACGGCATCCATAGCCCAGCGTTTGCAAAATGCAGGCGTACAAACGCGAGACGTATCAGGGCAGAGCTTTTATACAGCTTGTTCAGACTTTCACGATGCCCTAGTTAATGACCGTTTAAGGCATAGCGGGCAGGATCTATTGATACAACAAATGGCAAACTGTGCAGCTAAAATAACACCCGATGCCTGGCGTATTGTGCGCCGTAAATCTGCAGGCCCCGTAGATATTCCAATCGGCTTAGCTATGGTTATTCATATCCTGGCGCAGCCTGTATCTGAGGCTAAAGTTTACGTTTAGACACGCCGAGGCTGTGTATAACTTTACACCTGTGGATAACCTATAATCCGCCCTATGGGTCTATTGCAAACTTTTGGTTTATCTAAAAAAGATGTTACTGCCCAGCTAGCCCCTGCCGTTATGTCACAAGGTTACGGCGCTGGCGTTTATAGCTACGGCGGCCTTTATGCAACTGGCAACGGTGCCCCGTTTATGGATCGTTTTACAGCTTTGCAAGTGCCAGCTGTATCTCGTTGCCGTAACTTAATTGCAGGCGTTATATCAAGTATTGATTTAGAGCTATACAAAAAATCTACAGGTGCAAAAATGGAAAGCCCACTATGGCTTGACCAACCCGATATGCGCCAGCCACGTAGCGTAACTATTGCTTATACCGTTGACTCATTACTATTTTACGGCGTTGCATATTGGCGCGTTACATCTTTGTATGCAGATGACGGGCGCCCTAGTGGTTTTGAGTGGGTAGCTAATACTCGCGTCACAGTTACTACTGACCAATATGGTGATCAGGTTGATTACTACAGCGTTAATGGTGTACGCGCACCTATGGCAGGTATTGGCAGCCTTGTTACTTTTCAATCTTTGTTACCTGGTGTATTAGAGACAGGCGCACGCACAATACAAAGCGCAATAGATGTACAAAAGGCGGCAGCTGTTGCAGCTGCTACACCTATGCCAACTGGATTTATTAAAAACAGCGGTGCAGATTTACCTGAGGCACAGATTAGCGGTTTGCTGGCTGCGTGGAAAGCAGCACGTGCCTCACGCAGTACAGCATATTTAACTAGCACTTTAGATTACCAACAGGTTGGCTTTAGCCCTAAAGATATGACCTACACAGAAAGTTCCCAATATTTAGCTACAGAAACAGCGCGCTTAATGAACGTACCTGCATATTACATAAGTGCAGATATGAATAACTCAATGACTTACCAAAATATCTTAGACGGGCGCAAAGAGTTTGTAGCATATTCTTTGCAGCCGTTTATTAGCGCTATTGAAAACCGTTTATCTATGGATGATATTACGGCTCACGGTAACGTTGTGCGTTTTGCACTAGATGAGACTTTCTTACGTGCCGATACTGCAGCGCGTTTAGATGCAATAGAGAAGATGCTCAACCTGGGTTTAATTGATTTACAGCAAGCGCAAAGTATGGAACAGCTAAGCCCAATGGGCCTTAATGAAGGGAACGGCACTAATGATCTTAACGTTTAGTGGCAATATCGAGGCAGTAGATAGCGGTGAGCGCCGCACTATCTCAGGCAAAATTGCACCGTATGGCGAAATGGGATTTACAAGCGCGGGTAAAGTAGTTTTTGCTGAGGGGTCAATTAGCGCACCTGAGCCAAGCCGAGTAAAACTTTTAATGTCGCACGATAACTCAAAACCCGTTGGACGTATGCAGAGCATTACCTCTGCTAAAGACGGTTTATATGCAAGCTTTAAGGTGAGTGCATCCTCACGTGGATCAGATGCAATTTTGCTAGCCCAGGAACAACTTATGGACGGCTTATCCGTTGGCGTTGAAGTTACAGCGTCAAAGCCCCAAAAGGACTATCTCCTGGTCACCGCTGCTACCTTACGCGAGGTATCACTCGTAGAGAGCGCTGCTTTTGCAAGCGCTGCGGTGCAAAAAATTGCTGCAGCTGCAAGCGATATGCCAGTAACCCCAGTAGAAGCGGCAGAGTCCACAAGTACAAAGATTACGACAACTAACACCGTAATAAATACAACCACAACCGAAACCGAAACCGAAAGCGAGGCCGCTGTGACTACAGCCCCCGATCAATCCGCACCTGAGGCAGTAGATGCCACAGAGCAGGCTGCACCTACAGTAGAGGCAGCTCGTAAAATCATCCTACCAAGCGCGCTTAATTCACAGCGCGTACGTACACCAATCGTAAGTATGTCAACATACACAGAGCATAAAATCAAAGCTGCACTAGGTAGCGATGAGTCAAAACTATATGTAACAGCTGCAGACGATAGCTTTGCTACTAACCCTGCATTTAACCCAACTCAATATCTAAGTGAGTTTGTTACTAATACACGTTTTCCAAGAAGTGCCATAGATGCCTGCAGCCGTGGAGTTTTGCCACCAACAGGCACCACAATTAACGTACCTTCACTCGTTGACTCAAACGGCGGCCTAAACGGCGTTGCACCTACTGTAACTGTTGAGGCAGAAGCAGGAGCCGTGTCTAACACAGGTATGGTTACAGAATATCTAAGCGGTACTGTTAATAAGTACTCAGGTATGAATACACTCAGCGTAGAATTATTGGAACGCACAAACGATCCTAATTTTTACAACGAGCTTACAAACCAGCTACAGGTTGCATATATGAACGCAACAGATCAAGCTGTAATTACTGCAATCAACGCAACAGGCTTTACTAGCACAGGCGTAGCAGCTACAGCGGCAGGCCTTATCTCTTACACAGCTGAAAGCACAGCTAACGTTTACAAAAACAGCGGCTACTTTGCGCAAAACTTTGTAGGCAGCACAGGTATTTACAACCTACTACTAGGTGCAGTAGATACAACTGGCCGCCCAATTTTCAACGCTTACCAGCCAAACCCTTCATCTCTAGCTAACGCTGGCGGTATGGTTAGCAATAATTCCGTACGCGGTAATATGCTCGGATTAGACCTGTACGTTGATCGGTTTATGACCGCTGGCGTAGCAGATAACTCAGCATTTATTTTGGCGCCTGAGGCATTTACTGTTTATGAAAGCCCACAGGCTTATATGTCAGTTAATGTTGTATCTAACCTTCAGGTACAGATTGCAATTTATGGATTTATGGCAACTATTGCCAAGATTCCACACGGTATCTGCCGCCTAAATATCGCGTAATAACACCCACTAATAGTTTGGTAGGCCTCTTAGCCCTTTGAGGCTTACCAAACCTAAGTAAGATAGGAGTATAAAAGTGCCAGCAACTTACGTTACCGCCGCAACTCTCAAAGCGAGTTTAGGCGTGGGCACCCTTTATGACTCTTATACGTGGATAGAGGACACCTGCCAAACTGCACAAGATCTAATAAACGGCTTTTTATGGTTTGACAGCGCGCCCGTAGTCGGTACCGCGTTGGTGTCTAATGTCGCTACAGTTATGGTTGCCAACCCTGGCATCTTTACTACGGGCCAATCAGTAACTATTGCTGGGGCTGGTTCAACTTTTAACGGTACTTACACAATTACGGGCACAATTCCATTTTCTACAGGCACAGCTAATATCCTGCCTGCATTTAATATGCAGCTAAATTACTGGCAATTCCCACAGGGCTATAGTTTTATCCAATATGCAAAAGTAGCAGCAGATCAAAACTTTAGGCGCGTACTGCCTTACGGCACTATGACAGGTGACGATACAAAAACCGCTACCTACGCCAATACCCCAGCTATTAACGCTGCAGCTTTAATGCTGGCAGAAAATATCTGGACTTCACGGTTTAGTACACAAAATGGCGGCACTAGCGTGGACGGCTATAGTTTAAGCCCGTTCAAAATGTCAAATACTTTAATGGCATCCGTACGAGGCCTCTTAGCCCCGTATCTTTCACCTGCGGGTATGGTCGGCTAATGCCTGCAGCTATAACTACCTTACGCAGCACAATAGCTGCAGCCCTGGCTAACCCTGGCGTATGGACGGTATTTAATTACCCGCCTAGCACAATGCAAAGTAGCGCTGTGGTGGTTGCCCCTGCGGATCCATATATCACGCCGAGCAATAACTCAAAAGTAAATATATCGCCTATGGCTAATTTTAAAATTATTATGACCGTGCCTATGTTTGATAATGCCTCAAACCTTATTGGCATAGAGGACACAATAGTAGCTGTGTTTACTAAACTAGCTAATAGCGCAATCGTATTTAATGTTACTAGCGTGAGCGCGCCTAGCGTATTAAGCGTTGCCGCAGGTGACTATCTAACGGCAGATTTACAAATAAGCATACTAACGAGCTGGAGCTAACTAATGGCACTTACAGATGAAGAGAAAGCATTTTTAATCAAAATTGGCCAAGACCTGCCAAAAGAGATTAAAGAAACCCAACCAAAAGAAACAACAACACAGAAAGTAGAGGAATAGCCCTAATGGCAATTTTCTTATCAAACGGCGTAGTGGCTACTCTTAACTCAGTAGTGCTATCAGATCACGTAACGAGCGCAAGCATCTCTAGGACTTTTGACGAGCTTGAGGTAACAGCTATGGGCGATACAGCTCACAAGTTTGTAAAAGGCTTAGAGGCCAGCACTATTACGCTAGATTTTCTAAACGATGATGCTGCCTCAGGTGCAGGTTCAGTACGTGCAACTTTGCAAGCTGCGTGGGGTACAACCGTGCCACTAACGCTAAAGCAGACAAGCGCGGCAGTATCAACAACTAACCCGCTATATAGCACTACAGTTTTAGTTAATAACACACAAGATATTAACGGCGCTGTAGCTGACGAGTCAATGCAGAGCTTGACCTTTACCTGTAACTCACCAATCGTAATTACAACTGCACCATAAGAATAAAGAAAAGGGGCTAACACAATGGCAAAACTTAAAATAACAAGGGCAGACGGTACAGTATCGGAGCATACGATAACGCCAAAAATTGAGTGGGCCTTTGAGTTATATGCTAAAAAAGGTTTTCATAAAGCCTTTAGAGATGATGAAAAGCAGAGTGACGTTTACTGGCTAGCGCACGAGTGCCTTAGATCAGCAGGCGTTGAAGTACCTGTTTTTGGAGCGTTATTTTTAGACACCTTAGCTAAGGTTGAGGTATTGGACGATGACCCTTCGCAATAGTGGGGCGCGGTAGTTTTGGTTACCTGGTTGCACAGCTAGCCGTTGAGACGGGTATCGCGCCCCAGTATTTACTAGACCTGGATGCAGATATGTTTAAAAATATGCTAAAGGTTTTAACCGATAAAGCTAAGGAGCAACAAAATGCCAGTAGAGGTAAAAGGCGCCCTTGAGCTACGCAAGGCTATTAAAAAGTTTAGCCCTGACTTAGCGAAAGAGACTCGTAAAGAGTTAGCAAACCTCTTAGCCCCTATAACTAAAACTGCTCGTGGCTTTGTGCCTAATACTTCGCCCCTATCAGGCTGGGCTAAAAGTAGTGATACGGCTTTATGGTCAGAGAAGGGGCGGTTATGGAGTACTACTGCAGCTAAAGGCGGCATAGGCTATAAAACTTCACCCTCAAAACCTAATGATAGAGGCTTTAGAGCTATAGCTCGTATTGCTAATACAAGCGCTGCAGGATCAATTTATGAAACCGCAGGCCGCTTATATCCTAATGGCCGAGAGCAAGCGCCTATGGCTAAGGTTGTGCGCCCAGGTCAATCTAACTATGGCAAAATGATACGCTCAGGTACAAAACTACAATCTAAAAGTAATAACCCAGGCGCAGGCAATATGTTTATTGAAGCTATAAACGAATACGGCCCAATAGTAGATGCGAATAACCAAACTGGGGCAGGGCGTAGAAGCCGTAAAATGAAAGGCCGCGCCATATTTAGAGCCTGGAAAGAGGACGGCGGCAAGACTAATGCAGCTGTATTAAAGGCTATAGAAAACTCAAAGATTAAGTTTTACAACGCTATGGGGGTTAAGTAATGGCTATCGATCCCTCAGTAGTAATAAATATAGCCGCCGAATACACAGGCAAAAAAGCATTTAGTAAAGCCGAGACAGCTACAAAGCAACTTACTAAAAGTGTTAAAAGTTTAGCTGGGGCTTTTGGTTTGGCTTTTGGCGCTAGAGGCGCGATGCAGGCGGTTAAGGCTTTTGCAGCCGATGACAAGGCCGCTAAAGTACTAAGCAAAACTCTTAATAACTTAGGCTTAGCCTTTGCTGACCCAGCCGTTAAAAAGTTTATATCTGAGTTAGAGCGCCAGTACGGCGTACTCGATGACAAGCTACGCCCTGCCTATCAGATGTTACTGACCAGTACGGGCGATTATCTTAAATCACAAGATTTACTACGCACAGCTCTAGACCTGAGCGCTATGAGTGGCGTTGACGTAGTTAGCGTCTCTGCCGATTTATCAAAGGCCTATGCGGGTAATACTCGCGGTTTATTAAAGTACCAACTAGGCCTAACTAAAGCCGAGCTAGCAGCTATGAGCTTTGAGGAGATTTTAGCCAGGGTGGCTAAGGTCAGTAGTGGACAAGCGCAACTAGCGGCAGACTCTTACGCAGGATCGTTAGACAAGTTATCCGTAGCGAGTGCAAACGTAGCTGAGACACTAGGCAAGGACTTAGTAGATGCCCTTGCAATTCTAGGCGGTGAAGGTGGCCTGCCTAAAACCCTTAGCCTCATAGAGTCTATTGCAAGTGCCATAGGTACTGCCATTATTGGCTTTAGCCGTTTTATACGCATATTAGATATAGTTACTGGCAGCGGTGCTTTTAATATGGTGGGCGATCTTAATAAAGCTAACGCAGAGTTTTTAGCTCAGGATAGAGCTAGGGCAGCTAGCAAGTTTGCAGGTACAGGTATGGCTACCTCATACCAGGGTAAAAAGGCTCAAGATGCGCTAGCCCTTGCTAATGCCAAAAAGATTACTAATGAGACTAAAAAAACAGCGGCGGCGGCACTAGCTGCGGCTAATGCTAAAAAATTATCTTTAGCTATAGACAAGGCAAACCTAGCTTTAGCTAAAGGTGCAGATGTTTTCGATTTAGATAAAATCCAACTTAATGCAGCTCTTATTGGCCAGGCTGAGGCTTTAGGTAAAGCCACTACTGGCTCACAGGTATTAGCTATTGCCAATGACATACAGCGCCTTAGAGTTAAGCAAGATATAAACGCCCTAGAAGATGCGATAGCCTCAAAGGATACGGCATCCATAGAAAAGGCTACAGCTAAACTAAACAAAGATTTAGCAATACTGGGTACTTTGCAAAAGCAAGATGCAACATTACTAAGTATAAGTAATATCTTAAATAGTCTTAAACCTAAGGATCTAATTAACCTGGAAAACCTGGCTCAAGCCCAACTTATATTAGCCTCTATGGGCGGTGTTAAAACTAGCCCACAAGGTTTTATGCCGTCTCCAATTAGCCCCAACGTTCCTAACCTGACCTCAGCTGTTGCTGGCCTTAGCCTCAATATGCCAGTAGCGGGAAGAGATTTTAACCCTAATCAGCAAAGAGATCGTAATTACACTAATAACGTAATTAACGTAACGGCTGGGGTTATAGGCGATGAGAATATAATCGTGGATGCCGTGCAAAATGCCCTTAACGAGATAGCCCGCCGTGGCTACTTAACTACCTACGCAGGGGCCATAGCAGTATGACCGTGCCAGTAGTAAACGCTGTTATTAACTTTAGTACTGGCCCAGCCTTTGCTCAAGCTATGATTTTAGATAGCGGCATATTAGGCACAAACGTATTAGCAGATAGCGCCAGCGTTATCGTGGACGTATCTAACGTAGTGGATAATATTCAAACTATTAGAGGCCGTAACGCACAGGCTGACCAATTCCAAACGGGCACCCTATCGCTGCGTATTGTTGACCAAAACGGTGACTTTAACCCACAAAACCCAGCCAGCCCGTATTACAACTTACTAACGCCTATGCGTAAAGTACAGATTACGGCTACATACGGGGCAACTACTTACCCTATCTTTTCAGGCTTTATTACTAGCTATACAACCACTACGCCTAAAAACGCTAATGATGTGGTTTATACAACTATCCAAGCTGTAGATGCTTTTAGACTGGCACAAAATGCACAGATCGCTACCGTAGCGGGCACCTCAGCGGGTCAGCTTAGCGGTGCAAGGATTAACGCGCTGTTAGATGCTATTGATTGGCCCGTCTCTATGCGTGACGTAGATGCAGGGCTAACCACAATGCAGGCAGACCCAGGCACAGCCCGCACAAGCCTTGCAGCTATGCAAACAGTAGAGACTAGCGAGTACGGGGCCTTGTATGTAGATGCCGCTGGCTCGTTTGTCTTTCAAGATCGTAACGTAACGGCTGGCAGTACGGGCGCTGCACCTACAGTATTTAACGATGACGGTACAGATATTGGCTACTTTAATGCGGTGTGGCGCCTTGACGATACCCTAGTTTACAACTCAGCCAGCGTTACCCGCACAGGTGGCACAGCCCAGGTAGCTACTAATCAGGCCAGTATTGATAAGTACTTTATCCATAGCTATAACCAGCAAAACCTGCTAATGCAAACCGATGCCGTAGCCCTGGACTACGCACAGGCATACGTTGCATCTAGGGCTGAGACCAGTATTAGATGCGATGCTATTCAGCTAGACCTTTATACCGATAATTACAATACGGGCATTATTGCAGCCCTTGACCTTGACTACTTTGATCCTGTAACTATTACAACTAACCAGCCAGGGGGCTCAACCCTTACTAAGACTTTGCAGGTGTTTGGCGTTGCTCAAAGCATTACGCCTAATAGCTGGAAAACAACACTTACCACTTTAGAGCCAATTATTGACGGCTTTATATTAGACTCATCCATATACGGCCTGCTTGACAGCGGCGTATTAAGTTATTAAGGAGATAGGACTATGGCGGCTGGATTAGGTTTTAAGACCTTTACTACTGGCGAGGTACTTACGGCAGCTGACACTAACGGCTACCTAATGCAAGGCGTATTAGTGTTTGCCTCAGCGGCGGCGCGAGATGCAGCTATAACCTCACCACAAGAGGGGCAGTTTGCCTACCTCAAAGACACCAATGTAACTACCTATTACACAGGTAGCGCCTGGACTAATTTAGATACAACAGGTATGACTAACCCAATGACTACTACTGGCGATATGGTTTATAGCTCTAGTGGTTCAACTCCCGCCCGTTTAGGTATTGGCACTACTGGCCAGGTAATTACCGTTGCAGGCGGCATACCCAGCTGGGCTACACCAGCTGGCGGTGGCAAAGTATTGCAAGTCGTAGTATCTGCAAATGCTACTGCTTTTCAATCCATAAAAACCGCAACTCCAACAGATGTAACAAATATGTCAGTCAGTATTACGCCTAGTTCAGCATCAAGCAAAATCTTAATCACTGGAATGTTAAATGGAATCAACAATCAATCAACAGGTACAAATGCTCAACTAGTTGATCTGGATTTAGTTAATGCTTCCAATACTTTAATTTTTAGACCATTTTCTGGACAATGCTTGCCTTTTGCATATCCACAAATAAATCTGCCATTTACATATCTACACAGTCCCGCTACAACATCGGCATTAACATATAAATTACGAGTGACAAATGATACAAGTGTATATGGGATTTATACTAATAATGGTAATTCACCTCAAACAAGCTCAATGGTTGCAATGGAAATAGGTGCATAATGGCAAAATTAGCGGAAGCAATCAATCTTTACAATCCAAACGCACAATGGACACTTTTAGGTGATGATTACAATACCTTGGATTGGCATAGTGTAAATATTGCAAAACCCACAAAAGCAGAGTTAGAAGACTTATTGTTAGAAGTGGAAGCAGTTAAAGCCCAACAAGAGGCAGATAAAGCAACAGCCAAAGCATCAGCGGAGGCTAAATTAGCTGCGCTAGGACTTACTACTACTGACTTAAAAGCACTAGGGCTTTAATGCAGACTAGTTACAACGGCTGGCCAGCATCTAAAGAGCAGGCAGAGATAGGCGTAAAGCCTTTTAAGGTTGAGGGCACAAGCCTTAAAATCCGCTGCGCTGAAAAGGTAGCGCCGTTGCTTATTAACTTTGCTAAAGAGTTTAACGAGGTAATAGAGCCAATAGAAGGCGGCACGTTTGATGATTGGGGCTATGCGTACAGAGACGTAAGAGGTGTGGCAGGCAAACTAAGTAATCACGCCAGCGGCACAGCTATAGACCTAAACGCGACAAAGCATCCTTTAGGCAAGGTAGGTACGTTTGATGCAGCTAAGGTACCTATGATCCGTGCCCTGGCTAAAAAGTACGGGCTAACCTGGGGCGGGGATTGGACTAGAAAAGATGAGATGCACTTTGAGATAGCACTAAGCCCTGAAAAGGTCACGGCTTTAATTACTAAATTAGGATTACAAAATGCCAACTAGCGCACAGGTAACAATAACTACTACAGCTGGCATTATTGCATCTGCCAATTCTTATAAAACTATTTATTTACATAATTTAGGCAGCGGCAGTATTTATCTTGGTGGGTCAAACGTAACTACAAGTAACGGCTACAAAATGGATAATGGCGATAAGCTAAGTATTGTTATTGGAGATTTAGAGGCACTTTATGGCGTTGCTGCTAGCGGTACTCATACGCTGGCAGTACTTAAACAAGTCAACTAAGGGGCATTGAAGGAGTAATACAATGAAAGAGCAACTAAAGGCTGCGGCCTTATCTTACCTACGTGCAGCTCTATCGTGCGTGGGTGCGCTGTATCTCAGCGGGATTTCAGATCCTAAGGTGCTAGCTAATGCTTTTTTAGCTGGGCTAATTGGGCCAGTACTTAAAGCTATGGCACCTAATGAAAAGCAACTTGGGATAGGCGCTAAGTAAGTGTCACAGGCCCAGGCATACATAGCCGTAGCTTTGGGGATTGCTACCCTTTCAGGGCTTATGGCTGGGCTTGTGCGGCACCTTGTTAAGTACTACCTATCTGAGCTACGCAATGACGGCAACGGCGGGCATAACCTTAAAGGTAGGGTCGAGCGTATAGAGATACGCGTGGACAAGATTTACGAGCTGTTGCTAGAGGACAGACTTAGTAAGTAGGGCGTGTCGCGTTGCCTTTTGTCGGTGCGTAGGTTCATACTTTAACTACACACGCCGAGAGGGCTACTCGGATAAGTAGCGTTTCGGCCTTAACAAAGGGCGAAAGATGAACAGTTTAGATCTAATAGTGGTAGGTATGGTTTGCCTGTTTATGGGCTTATTTATCTACGCAGCTTATGAAATGGGCTACAAAGTAGGCCTGGGTGAAGGTTACCTACGTGGCCGTAATATCGCTAAGGCGCTAAAAGAAGCTGAGGCCAAGCGATGAGTAATTTCTTAGAGGGCTACGAGGATGTCAACGCGAGAATTATTAGGGCTCGTGCAGAATATCCCACGCTACGTTTAGTGGCATATATCGAGGATATAGACATAACAAAAGGTTATATTCTTGTTAAGGCTGAGGCTTACAAAGAGTACGAAGATCACCTACCTAGCGCTGTTGATTATGCCTTTGAGATGCGTAGTGACCGTGGCGTTAACCTACACTTTTGGGTAGAAAACGCAGTAACAAGCGCCTACGGGCGCGTTATCGGTTTGCTGACACCTGGCGGTATTGCTCGCAGTACAAAACAGGATATGGAAAAGGTAGAGGCGCTCAGCACTAAAGACGTAGCACCTGTTAGCGATGACCTATGGGCTACAACACCTACTTTAGCTGCAGGTATAGAGGCAGTTAAAAACGAGCTAGGCGGGATTTACTTACAGGGCAAACCTGAGTGCCAACACGGTGCCCGTGTATGGCGTACAGGCACAAGCGCCAAGACAGGCAAAGAGTGGGGCAACTACAGCTGTATCGAAAAGAGCAAGGCAACACAATGCGATCCCGTTTGGTATATGCAGACATCTACAGGCTGGGCGCCCCAGGTATGAGCGATAGCTACGAGTTAATCAACCTTAAAGAGATGACAGGCAAACTCTTTGTTAACGGTGAGTTAGCAGCTGAGTACAAGGTAGAGCAATGCGATAAGTGCGCTTTAGTGGCACAGCTAGATAAGTTTGGCTATCAAAAAAACAGCTTTGAAAATATCATATGGTTTTGCAAAGGCTGCCGATGATCACAATAGTATTAGATGAATATCAATGCCTAATAGCTGAGCAATATGGGGCACAGAGGGCTCGAAACTTTCTGCCTCATTTTAACGGGCAAACTAATACGAATTATGCACAACAGATCAACGGCGGTGATTTTGAGGCTTTTGTTAATCGCCAGGTACTTTACGTTGCAGCTGAGATAGCCGTAGCTGAGTATTTTGGTCTAACTGACTATATGCCTAGCAACAGCGCTTACAAAGATGAGGCCGATGTCGGGGCTAATATCGAGGTTAAATATACTCATAGAAAAGAGGGCGATTTACTTATACGTCACCGAGATCGTGACAGCGATTACGGCGTATTAGTTATTGGCAATATGAGCGCTTTTAATATAATTGGTTGGTATCCCATTAAAGAGGCTAAAACAGAGGTTTACGGTAAACACCATTTACCAGGCTGTTATCTCGTACCTAACGCACAGCTAAAGCCAATGGCTAGCCTGGAGATGATAGGAGATAAGGCTTATGAGCGAGTCCATACGCTTTGAGTGCCGCAGCTGTAAGAAAATCACAGAGCAGATAGAGCGCATAGTTACAGATAATTTGCCTGCTAACGTAAAGGTTTTACAATGCAAGGTATGTAGCAAAATGAGCGTTTGCCTATTGGTTATTTATGCCGATGTATGAGTATGAGTGTATTAGCTGCTCAATACGCTTTGAGGTTCAGCGATCTATACACGATGTAAACATACCTAAATGCTGTGGCTTTGATATGCGCCGTATTTATGACCCAGTAGGTGCCATATTTAGGGGCACGGGTTGGGGCAAGGATGCAAGATAGCTTATTTACTTACGTTAATGCAGAAACAACTACTAACGATCATTACACACCTAAATGGGTCTTTGACTTATTAGATGTCACTTTTGACTTAGACGTAGCTGCACCTGTAGGCGGTGTGCCTTGGATACCTGCGTTACATAGCTACAGCCAGGCAGATGACGGGTTAACACAGCCCTGGCACGGTTTAGTATGGTGTAACCCGCCCTATAGTGACATATTGCCGTGGGTTAGACGATTAAATAAACACGGCAACGGTATAGCTTTATTGCCTCATACAAAAGGCGCCTGGCGTAGAGAAGTGTGGGCTAATGCAGATGGCATCACAGAATGGCAGACACTCACAGAGATTAGATTTATGCACCAGGGTAAAGAAAAGACCATATTCCCTACTACTTTTCTTGCGGCTTGGGGTGATGTTGCACTTAAAGCGATAGCTAATGTAGGGCGTGTGCGATGAATAGTTATCCACAGGAGTTATCCACAGGCACTAATAACTGTGGAAACACGCCCAAGGCTACGCTCAATGTTGCAGCCTATTTGACAAGGCGTGTAGCATCACAACTCGCTGGCGAGCCGCTGAGGCGGATAGCTCGCAGGCGATGTTTGGTGCTTGTGGGGCTGTATTGTGTAATTGGGATTACGCCAGCTAATGCAACTGATCCAAGCAAAGAAAACTACAAGATATATGCACATCTAAAGCTATTAGATGATAAGCAATATAGATGCCTGGTTACCTTATGGCGTATGGAAAGCCAATGGTCACCTACAGCAAAGAATAAAAAAAGCAGCGCATACGGAATACCACAGCTGTTAAAGATGAAAGAGACTAACCCATATAAGCAGATAGACTTAGGCTTAAAGTATATTGCTTATCGTTATGGCAATCCTTGTAAAGCGTTAGATCATCACAAGAAAGTAGGGCATTACTAATGGCTAATCGTGGTGACCCTAGACTAAAGAGGGCATATCGTGACGGGTTCCGCACCAAGATACTGCAGCGTGACGGGTACGTATGCTTTTACTGTGGCCAAGATGCAGACCAGGTTGACCACGTTATACCAATCTCTAAAGCGCCTGAGCTGGTTGTAAGCCCTGACAACGCGGTAGCCTGTTGTAAGCGTTGCAATACACGCAAGGGAAATAGGTCACAGGGCGTTTTTTTAGCCACAAGCGCTAC